GGAACGTTGAATAAAAACGGGTGAATTGACATACGCCCCGGCATCAGAAAACCGGCTGATGTAGAAATCGGACCCCGAACCGCCGCCGCTCTCCGCGCCGACATCGCCCAATGACAGATCCCAGCGCGACACTCCGCCCCGCGACCCCACTATGTGCGCCGCATACGCGCCGGTTGGCTTGTTGATGTACAGACCGCCCGACGCGGCCGGCTCCGAGATCGTCAGATCGCCGGTGAGCGTGCCGCCCGCGAGCGGCAATGCCGGCGTCGTCAGGGACAGCGTATTCGCTGCGAGGGTGAGACCGGTGCCTACCGTCCAGGTCTGGCCGGCGGCGCCCGTGGCCCCGGTGGGTCCGGCCGGACCCGTCGCACCAGTGGCTCCGACGGGTCCCGGCATGTTAGTGGCAGGCACCCACTGGGTGCTCGTGCCGTCGTTGTACCACAGGTACAACTGGCCCCCGGCGCTGTCCCACCAGAGATCACCGGGATCGGGTGAGACCGGCGGCGCGTCGCCGATGCTGACGCCGGCCCCGCCGGCGCCGCCCGGCGCCCACGCGACATCGGCGCCGGTGCCGCCGGTCGTCAGCACGTGGCCAGCCGTACCAGGAGCCAGCGCGTTCCACGCCGAACCGTCGCGCCGGATAATACTGCCGCGGGTCGTGCCGAGCGCTGCGTCGAGCAGTGCCGTGACACTGGTCTCGCCAGGCGGCGCGCTGCCGCCCGAGACGTTGGCGAGCACGCGGTCGTCGGCGATGGCGGCGAGCCCGATCGTGCCGGCGGTCGTGATCGTGCCGCCGCTCAAACCGCTGCCGGCAGTGATGCTCGTCACGGTCCCGTTGCCGGCCGGGCTGGCCCAGCTCAGGTCGGCGCCTGAGCCGCCGGTTCGCAGAAACAGTCCGGCAGTGCCCGGCGCGAGGGGCTGCCAACCGATTGCGTTGCGCTGCAGGAGGCTGCCGCGCGTCGAGCCGGCCAGTGCGTCGAGCGCAACCGTCAGTGTCGCCGGGGCCGGAGGCGCCGAGCCGCCGGCAGTATTGGCGAGCAGTGTCGCTGCGGGCACAGAGTCGAGTGCGACCGTGCCGGTGGATGTGATCGTGCCGCCCGACAGACCTGTGCCTGCCGTGATCGATGTGACCGTGCCGGCGCCAAGGTCCACGAGTGAGCTGTTGTGCCACTTGCCGTCGCCGCTCTTGTACTGCAACAGGCTGTCGTTGACCGGCGTATTGATCGAGACATCGGTAAGGCCGGCGAGCGAAGCACTGCCGCCCGATCCGGTTGCCGGCACGGCCCAGGCACCGGCGGCTGACAGAAATTTGTGCGCCGCCGCATCGCCGGCCGCCGGCGCCGGAACCAGCCCCTGCTCGCCGCCCGATCCGCTGTCACCGACAACCGGCACGAGGGTGGCCGTGACCTCCGCAGGCGCCGCGTTGTACCAGTAGGCGCCGTCCCAGATCAGCATGTCGCCCGGGGCCGCGCCGCTGATCGCAACGTCGGTCAGATTGCCGAGCGAGTTGCTCTCGCCGGTGGCTCCGACCAGCTTCAGGTAGAGCGCGTCGCCTGCCGTATCGACGGCGGCCCAGTCGAACGTGGCGGCACTGACGTGATCCTTGACGACCGTGCCCCATCCGCCGTCCGTGCCGATAAAGTAGTCGAGTTCGCGGTACGTGTTGCCGGGCTGCCAGTTGCCGCGCCAGCGTGGCTGCGGCATCGTGAATGTGACGGTGAAGGACGTGTCGTTTGAATACCCGACCGTATAGGAACCGACCGTCATGCTCGCCGAAATCGGGATCACCGGATCGGCCGGGTTGTCCTCGATAAAAGTCACACGATCGTCGACGTCGTGGAAGTTGCCGTCGATCTCTGCGGCGGTGAGGTTGGTGCCCTTGTCGGAGCGATAGACAATCGTCACGTTGGCGCGACTCCACTGGCGGACAGACTGAGCGATTGGCTGTCGCCTGACTCACATTCCAGAGTGATCGACAGAAGCGTCCCGTTCGGCATCCCGGTCGCCGGGTCGATCGTCACGGCGTTATAGGTCGCGGAGGCATGTTGCACCGGGAATCCCGGCGGCTGCGGCCCTAGCGATATCGTCCCCGACAGCGTCATTGCCCACGCGGCGCCGGGTGAAATCGAGATATATCTGGGCGGCGGGACACCGAAGATATTGCTGCCGCTGAACGCCACGAGAGACAGCGTCATCACGCCATAGGCGTCGGTGCCCCCAGGCCCCTGTAGCGTGGCGCTGCCGGTTTCGGTGCCGCTTTCGACGACCTCCCAGATCAGCGGGCTGGCGGAGTGATTGTTGCCCTCGGGCTCCTGCAGCCCCATGACGAGCCGCGACGGTGTCTCACCCGGGGCTTTTTTCCAATGGACGTTGACGATGCGCCCGGCGAACCACGTTTCGACGTAGGGATTGTCGCGCGAACCGATACCCATGATTACGCGGCGCGCTGCGTGTTCTTAATGGTGATGGTCAGCTTGCATTTTTTCTGATCCTCGGTCCCGAGCGGCTTGAATCCCTCGCGATAGATCGGCGTAGCCTCGAACCCGCCGAAATCGGGCTCGGCGGTGTCGGTGTTGTTGTTCGCGCTGTTTTTCTTTTCCGTTTTGTTCATCAGGAATTTGTCGGGTCGCTCCACCTCGACCCAGTCCTGCGGGCTCTCCGGGTTCTCGATGCGCACGTCCTGCGTCTCGCGGCTGACCTCGGCGTGGGTCTCGTCGCAATCCACTACCTCAAACCCGGTTTCCTCCGGCAGCTCCGCGGTGGGCAGCGCGCCGACGCTGCCCCAGCACAACCGGCCGGCCGGGGCGTCCTCGTTGTCCAGAGGCGGCGGCGGTCGTTTGACGCGATAGCCGAAATAGGTGTTCAGATTGGTTATCGGCTCGTCGTACCTGGTGCGGCGGATCGTTGTAATACGACTCATCTGGTGACGCCCTCCAAATCGATCCCGCGCGGGATCGGCAGCAATTCGACGGTCGGCGTGTAGGTCGTTTCAAACGACAGGTCGGCCACCGGCACGAGCTGCACGCACACGATCGACGGCCAGTCCTTCAGGGTCTCGATCGGGTCCATGCTGTCGGTCACGGCGGCAATCTGATCGGCCAGGCCGCCGGTCAGGGTCAGCTCCTGCACGGCGGTCGTCTCGTCGAGCGTCAGCAGATCAACGCCGTCGTCGGTCACCGTGAAATCATCGAGGCTCTGGTACACAAGATCGCCGGTCGGTGCCGCGATCGTGGCCCCCGCCATCTGCTGGTAGCCGGTGTCCATGTAGCCGGGGTCGGCGTAGAGCCCGGCGCCGGCGGTGGCCGCCACGGTGCCGCCCCGGCCGATCGCGCAACCGCAGACCAGCTCGACCGACATGCCCTCGTCGGCCGAGGCGGTCATCGTGTAGCTCGTGATCTTGCCGAGCGCCTCGCCGCCCGGCAGGCGCCGGTCGACGACGTGCAGGTTCTTGCGCAGGCTGGCGGCGATACCCAGAGACCACGGCACGCGCACGCTGATTTCGACCGCGCGGGCGGCGCGGCGCAGCTCGGCCCGCGCCAGCAATAGCGCGTACTGCACGCTGGAGGCGCCGCGGTCGGTGTTGAGATAGGAGGCGCGCTCCACGAAGCCGATCGGCATATCGCCGGCGTCGTCGGGCTCGGTCACAGTATCGGTTGCGGATATCGACAGTGTTATCGTCGTCTCGTCGGTCTCGTCGGCCTCCAGCGGCTGGATATCCGGAACCAGCGTAAATTCGAGCGTCTCGGTGCGCGCCTTGCCTGCCTCCCAGTCGAACAACGTATTTTGCTTGATGCCGTAGACCGGGAATTTGACTTCGTAGTCGGTGAAGGTCGTGAGGTAATAGTTCGAGAGATCCTCGGACGATCCGTCCTCGGCACCCGGCGCGATACCCTGATATTGGACTTTGTAGGTATACGGCTGAAACAATTTTTCGTCGGCGTCCTCGACGAATGTGAGGTTGCTGACGGTCCAGCCGCCGCCGAGCGATGCCCCGCCCTTCGGCCAGTCGTTCTTCAGTCCGTCGCCGGTCATCGTGCTGATGATGCCGGCCGAGGCGATAGCGTTGTAGATGCTCTTCTGCTCTTTGAACTTGCCGGAAATCTTTGATGTGAGGTCGATCGTCCCGGCGCCCGATTGGGTCCAGTCCAGCGCGCCGGTGAACTTCGCCTTGATCTTCGGCGTGTCGGCGTAGCTCAGCGACAGATCGTCGTAGGTGTGCTGGTCCTCGTCGATATCGATCGTGCCGTCCTCGCCTACGAGGTCGTCGCTGATCGTCACCTCAAGGCTGGTGCGGTCGATGTGCCACTGTGCCGAATAGGCGTTGAGCACCGCGTCGTCGTCTTCGAGGTCGCCGCTGATCCACACCCGGTCGTAATAGGGCAGCACCCGCAGCGTGTCGGCAAGATCGGCTTTCGCCTGCTCGTAATCGAGCGGCCGGGCGCGGAACAGCAGGCCCATGACTTCGCCCTCGACGCGCTCGGGCACCGCAACGAGGCGCCCGGTGAACAGCGGTACGATCGCGCTGCCCCCGGCCTCCGCCGGGGCAGGCTCCCACGACAGCCAGCACCACTGGCTGCGGTCGGCACCGAGCAGCCCCTCGCCGGTGTTCCGCACGTCGATCTGCAGGCTGGCGAAATCGGACTCGTCCTGGCTGATCGTCAGGGCGACGATCTCCTCGTCCTCTTGCGCGTGCGTCAGGGGGTCGAAGGGTTCGGGTCCGGCTATCCAGGCAAAGAAAACTGGCCCCGGCATTCACTCAGATCCGAAACGATTTTTCCGAGACGAGCGCCGGCCCGGCGCATTGTGTGTGCATGAAACTCTTATTTCCAGTTTTCGTCGTCGCTTTCGCCGCTGTCGGATCGACGGTTACCCACGCTCAAGACAGGTCGCAGAAAAACGAAAACGGCATTGCCGATCTCTGCCGCTCGACTCCGCTCGGGCAGATGACAATCGACCTTCTCCAGTTTTGCAGATGGAATGAAAACATGCAGGCGGCGCGCGTCAGGGAAGAAGCCCGGAGCACGCCTCCAGCGCCCGCTGCGATCGGCGTATTTCGTGGCAGCAAAGGTACTTTTATTCACCCGCGCTAGACCTCCTCAAGGTCGAGCTGCCACGCGACGGCGGCGCCGTACTCGTCGGTGCTGGTCGTGTATTGGACGACGCGCATCACGAGCTGCGGCCGATAGTTCGTATAATCGCCGACGACCCGTTCCGAGCCGGTCACGACCGTTCGTCCCGGTGCGCCCGATATCGTCAGGTACGCAAGCTCGGGGACGCAATCGACGGTCAGGATATCGCCCGGCCACACGCCGTCGAATGCCGGGCCGTTGATGTCGGTGCAGGAGATCGTGCTCCTGTACTTGCGCATCTGCGGCGGGCTGAAATCGACCAGGCCGCCGTTCACGGTACGCGCGAGGACGCTTGATGCCGCGATCGGGTCGAGCGTCTGGGTCAATCCGCGCGAGGCGAATGTCGGGATGCCCTGCCCCGAGATGACGAGCAGCGTGCCGCCGTCGCTCATGCCGCGGCGAAGGTCCCCGGGCGCCGGCCGGCGCTCAGCATCTGCGACCGCCGCGCCTCGCGCAGCAGCGCCTCGGTCACCGCCCTGTCGCCGCGGAGCTGCACCTGTCCGCCCGACGGAAAGTGCAGATGCACGGGTGTGCCGGACTCTGCCGCGGCCAGACCGCCCTCGGCAAAGTGCGGGTTCGAGGCCGGCAGCAGAGACGCGCCCAGGCCCACCAGCCCGCCCCCGGCAAAGCCCAGCGGGTTGCGCAGGGAGTTAAGCGCGTGCAGGAATTGCGGCCCCCAGTGGTCGACCGCTCTCGCGCGCACGACGTACTCGCCGGCACTGAGCCGCGCCAGGACGCTGTCGGATGTGCCGGTGCCGGGTCCGCGCACCATGCCGCCCGACGCCATGCCGGGCGCGATCGGGATGCTGCCGAGCACCGAGCCGATCGCCGAGCCGATGCTGCTCGCGATGTTTGCGATGGCGGTGAGCTTGTCGCCGATCCAGCCGAGCACGCTCTCGGCCGCGGCTTTCATTCTGTCCCAGACCCCGGTGACGATGTCGGCAAGTGCCGTCCACGGGTCGGCGAGGGCGGTGGACAGGTAGGCGCTGAAGGCGTCGATCGCGGGCTGCAACGCGAGGAACGACTCGCCGCCCTGCGTCGTGAAGGTTTCCCACAGCGTCGTGAAAAAACCTGTGATGCCGGAGGCCTCGCCGAAATCCGCCAGCTTGGCGCCGAGGTCCGCAAATGCCTGGCTGGCCGCCGGCCCCAGAGCCAGAAATCCGTCCTTGATACGGCCGACCTCGATGCCCACCCCCTTCACGAGATTCGTCGCGCCTTTCAGCTCCAGTGTGATGAACGGAAAGGTCGTAAAAACCACTTGCTGCACCAGCTTGTCCCACTGGCCGGTCAGCGCCGCAACCTTGGCGTCGTATTCATCCAGCCGCTTGAATGCCTCCTCGTCCGGTAGTTTGCCCGCGGCCTTGGCCTTTTCGATAAATGCCGGAATACCTTCGTCCGCGAGCTTCTTCATCGCCGCGGCGACTTTCGACACGTCGTCCTCGCCCAGAATCAGAGCGCCGGCCCTGATCGCCCGCGATGGGTCGGTTTTGCTTATCTTCTGGAACTGATCGACGATGGTCTGCCATAGCCGGACCTGTTCCGATGTAGTTTGCCCGAACTTGGTGATATCGATTTCGAGCGCCTTGAACGGCGTGGACACGTCGATGGCGGCGCCCTCTGTGCCGTGAAATGCCTTCGCGAGATTGTTGCCCGATGCGGCTGCGTCCTCGGCCGCGCCTTTCAAGACACGGATGCCTGCCGCGGCCTGGTTTGCCGCGCCCTCGTTTCCCTTCATAATCGCAATGTTCGGGAATGCGCTGTTCCCGAGTTGCTTCATTTCCTTGCGCGCGTCGGCGATGGCGCCCGCCGCCTGGACGAACGCGGGCGCCAGGTTCTCGGCCTTGCCGCCGGCTTCCGTCAGTGCCTGCTGGAATGCGGCGATCACCTCCTTCGGCGCACCCGACCCGAGCGAGGCGTTGCGCAGGTCGCGCATCTTCTGCAGCGTGTCGTCGAATATGTTGAACCCGCCGCGCACGACCGCGGCGCCGGCCAGCGCGCCCAGCCCCGCCTTGAAGGCCGACAGCCCGGTCAGCGCGTCCGAGACGGTGCGCGACAGCGAGCGGACGCCGGCCTCGGCGGTCCTGGTGCTGGCCCCGAACTTGCCGACATTGCCCGCGGAGGCCTGGGCGGCGCGGCTGATGTCACGGAACGCCTTCTCGCCGACCTCGCCCAGGCTCTTGAAAGCCCGCCGGACCTCCTCCTCGCCGGTGAGGCCGATGAACTGCCGGATGCCGCCCGAGCCGCCCTGTGCCATCAGCGTGCGTCCGCCCTGAGTCTGCTCATGCGTGCGAAATAGTATTTCGGCAGTTCCTGCCGCGCCTCGCGGTAGATGCTGTCGATGTCGAGCCTGTCTTTCACCTTGGCCGTTTTGATCCCGACGAAGACCGGCACCGCTACGGTCTTGCGCCCCTTGCCGCCCGATTTGCGCGCGGCTGCGTTTCTGGCGCCGGTCTTGAGCACACCGACCGACACCTTGCCGGCAGTCCGGCGGGTGGCCTGGCCCATCAGCAGCGGTCCCTGGCCGGGACGCTCGACCCGGAATAATGGCCCGATCTGCGCCTCGTAGAGCGCCGGCGTCGCTCGCCTGCGGCCGATCGTCTGCGGTGCCCACGGCAATGGAACATACAGCCAGGTATGTTTCGCGTGGATCGTGCCGCCGCGTTCAAAGATGTTCATCATGCCGCTGAGGCCGTACAGATAGCCGCGCAGGCTCGGGTGCAGGTCCCACGCGACGCGCGGCTTGGCGCGCACGCGGAAGCCCTTGCGCCAGCGATTGCTGAAGCCTCTGGCCGCCATCTGCGCGCGACCCTTCTTCTCGATGTCCCTGGCAAGGTCCCGGAACGCGCCGGTGATGGCCTTCGCCATCTTTTCTTCAGCCGTCCTGGCCCCGTCCTTCAGCGCCTCCAGCGCCTCCAGGTAGCTGTACATCGGCTTGAAATCAGCCATCGTCGCGCAGCGCCTTGCGGATGTCTCTGCTCTCTCCGCGCGTCGCCATGGCGTATAGAGCCAGCAGCTCCTTCTGCTCGCGCGTTCGACGCCTGCCGGCGATGAAAAGATACGCCTGCATCTGGCGCGGCGTGTATTGCCACACCGCGGCGGGCGGGTGTCCGGCTGCCACGAGCGCCTCTATCGCCTCGGCAAGCTCGTAGCCCTCGCCTCGCCACGCTGCGCGTCGTCGCCGTCTGGCAGGCCGGCGTCGAGTAAAGGGCTGAACACGTCTCCCGGCAGCGAGAGGCGGATGATGTCCTCGATCAGCGATTGCCTCTCGTCGGCGGACAGGTTGCTCATCGCTGCGCGCTCGACGTCCGCGTCGCCCGGCATCCCGGTGCCGGCTGCGATGAGCGCGCTCTGCGCCGCCATTGCACGCAGCCGGTCGATGTCCTCGCCGCCGCCGCCCACCATGACGCGCAGCTCCGGGAATCGCGCGTAAAGCGCCGCCCAGTCCGCAGCGACGATGCCGCGCACCTTGAGCGTCACGCCGCGGATCGCGACCTCCCTGGCGCCGATCTCCGGCGGGGCGATGTCGAGGAGCGAGGGCATCAGGCCGCCCGTGCCGCCCGTGCCGTCCCTACCACTGCGGGCGGCGCCGCGAACATGGCGATGCGCAGGTTCTCGGCGGTCCACTCGTCGAGTTCGATCCGCACGTTCGCGGCCTGCTGCGTCACCGGCCTGAAGTCCTTGTAACGCGTGCCGCCGCGCCGGTTCCAGTGGTCCAGCAACTCGTACTCCTGGGTAAACTCGAAGGCGTTGCAGTTCCCGAGGTCGAGCGCGGTGGGCGTAGGCACTGCGACGGTGGCTTCCGGCGTCCACGTCACGACGCCGGTGCCGAGGTAGTAGTTGCGCTCGTCAGGGGTCGTGACGGTATCGTCGGGGTGCAGCACGGTGCCGAAGCTGGAGTCGGTGGCCAGCACCTCGCCCGTCAGCTCCAGTATCCCGTACTCGTCGCCGATGAAATTGATGCTGCCCGAGGGGCTGAATTGTACCAGTGTCAGGGTCACTACGAGATTAGGCCCGATATCGTTGGCGCCCGTATAAATCAACGTCCCACGCTGTTGTGCTTGCGTGCCGATGCTCAAGGTTGCGGCGGCCATGTGTCAGACTCCTGCCAGGTCGGAGAGGTAGAACGGGTAGGTAAAGACAAGCTCGAGCGTGATGCGGTACTCGCGCGCCTCGGCGTCCGGCGGGGCAACTGTCGCGCTCTCGTAGCGGATGCCGCCGTTGCTGCCGACCAGGCCGATCAGCGTCGCGTCGCCCAGCACCGCGGCCAGGACGCGGGAGCGGTACAGCGTCATCAGCGCACCGGCCTCGCCGCCGTCGTCGCCGCGCACGACGACCGTGACGCCGGGCGACAGCTCCATGCGCTGCAGCCGGGAGCGGCGCTCGCCCTGCGGCGCGTCGAGGAGCTGCTCGGCGCCGTCGTGGACTATGATCGCCGGGCGGCGCAGCGCGGCGGCATCGAGCCGGTTGCGCACCGCCGCCTGAATGCCGGGAACGGCGGTGCAAACCGCGACCAGGCGGGTGAGGATCGCCTCGCGCGGGTCAGCCACGAGCCAATAAGTTCACGCGCACGAGCCGGCCCTCCCAGTAGATCGGGACGACCTGCTCGAGATTGGATTCATCGCCGTCGATCACGATGCGGTCGTCGCGGCCCGGCAGCCCCCAGGCGCCAAGTCCCGACGGCGAGATGACGATGCGGATCGACAGCACCTCGCCGGCTTCCAGATCCTGCGGACCCGAGGCGCGCACCAGCGCCGGGCACACCAGCGTTTCGCCCACCGTGACCTCGCCCGAGGCGCTGTCCACGGTGGTGCGCTGCAATGTGACCGTCTGCCCGGTCTGTGCCAGTGCGGCATCCAGGCGGACGATCATTTCGCCGGCGTTCACAGGCTGATCAGCCGGTAGGGCGCCAGCAGCTCGCGCACGCCGGAGGGCATCGAGGGCGTCTGCGCGTCGCCCGACCACATCTGGCTGATCACGTCGGGGATGGTTTCCGACCGCAGCGCCGGGTCTTTGCCCTGCGCGCTCCAGCGGGCGGTGATCCACTCCAGGGTCGCTGCCTGCACGTCATCGGGTATGGGATCGTATCCCGCCGTGTAATCGACCGTGATGAGCAGTCCCGTCCAGCCGCAGGCGCCGGTGCTGTCGACGCTGTAGAGCCAGCCACGGTCGATGTCGGCTTCCACCGATGCCGGGTCGATCGCGACGCCGTCCTGGACGATGTCGGCCAGGGGATAGCCTGTCTCGTCCACCGCAAGCGGGTACTGCCGCAGCTTCAGCGGCTCACCGACGGTCATCCGGTTGGACGGATAGCGGTACTGGTCGCGGTATCCCTGCTGCACCAGCACACGGTCGCAGTGACGGTGAACAGCGGCGCTCACCTGATCGATCTGCGCCTGCAGCGCGGCGTCCTGGCCGGTGTCGGCCGGGTCGATGCCGAGCACCAGCCTGGCCTGGTCCAGCGTGACAAGCGCCATCGTCGCCGCCGGCGTCACGGTGCGGCTGATGCGGTAGGCCGCACTCACCGCAGCTTCGCCAGCAGCGGGTAGAAATCGCAGCTTATGGCGCTGCCGTCGTCCAGCGTGAGCGTCAGGACGCCATCATCATCGAGCCCGAGGGATTTGACTCCGGGGCCGGGCGGCCCGGCAGGCCCGCTGGTGCCGCGCTCGCCCTTCTCGCCGCGCGGACCCGGCTGCCCCGCGCGCCCCCGCGGAGACATGAGCTGCCAGCCATCGCCGGGACACGGCCCCGGATCGTCCCGCAGGGCGAAAAAGCTGCTCCCATCCAATCCGACGACATCGAGCGCCCGATATGTCTCCGCGTCAGAGTAGGTGCGCCGACCGTTGAAGCTCCTGCCGTCCGCGCCGGGTGGCCCCGGAACCGCAGAGTCGGCACCCGGCGGACCCGGCTCGCCATCCTTGCCGTCGCGCACCCCGGCCAGCCGCGCGGCTACGTCAGCAGCGAGATCATGCGCAGCCTGCGCCAGTTCCAGCCGCACTTCGGCACGTTCCTGATTGAGCGCCGCGACTGCTTCGTGCGCGTCGGCAATGCAAGCCCGGATCTGCAATCGCACCTCGCGCTCCAGCCGTCCGACGATCGCGCCCAGTTCTGCCAGCACGACATCGTCATGCGGCAACGAGGCGCTCCCGATCGTAGGCGGCGCGGAGGGTAGCAAGTGAGCGCTCGGCATTCCGGGTATCACCGCCATCGGGATTGTCCTGATTGTCTGGAGGCGGTTGGTCGGCAGGCGCGGGTGCCGGTGGCGGATTGACCGGTGGCGGCTGCATGTCGGCGCCGTAGGACAGCGGCACGACCTGCTGCTGCACCCGGGGTTGTGCGCCGACGCCACCCGGCACGCTCGGCAGGTCCTCGCTGTTGCGCGCTTCGTCCGGGCTGTAGATCCCGGAGATCACGCCCCGCGCCAGGCCCTCGATGCGCTCGCGGTACGCGCTGCGCAGGAGCGCTCTTGTATCCAGCTCGGTGTATTCCTCCGGCGGCCCGCGCAGACCGAAAAGGCTATCGAATGCGGTTTCGATATGGTTGAGCGTGAAACCCAGCCCGGATGCCAGCCACGCCTGGTTCAATATCTCGACGTTGGCGTAGGTGCTCTCGCCGAGCCCCAGCACCTGCAGCGGGATGCGGTGCGCCAGTGCGATGTTGGCCGCGCTCATCTTCAACAGCTCGGCGAGCTGGGCATCGACTGCACTGGTCGACAGCGGATATGGCTTGAGGCCGCGTGACAATACGAGCGGCATTCCCTCGTTCATGCCGCCGATGCGTTCCGACAATTTGCTTCTTACGGCGTCGTTCTGATCTTCGGTCAACGGCTGGTCGGTGCCCAGAATAAAGCTGCTCCGCGCCTGGTTAAGGAAGAATGTTATCTGCTGTTGCAGCGCCGTGTTGTGCATACCGAGATCAAGCGCCGCCGAAAGAATAGGGCTCTCGCCCTGGAGCGGGTGGCGCGGCGTATGCAGCCGGACGTGCAGCACGTCGCGCGCCGGCACGGGTTCCGACAGGTCGAGCCGCTGCTCGAGAATCTCGTTGCCCGACAACGCATAGTGGATGCTGCCGTCCTCGGCGATCACACACTGCCCCTGGCGCATCAGGTGCAGTTCGATGATCTCGGGCCGGTTGTTGCGCACCGCATAGGCGTAGGCGTTGCCTTGCTGGTACAGCCGCCGGGTCAGATTCAGGAAAAAGTCCGACGCTGTCTGATAATCGTTCGGGCGGCGCAGGATACGCGACAGCGACGAGGTGGTGACCCGCTCCCGCCCGCCGTTGGCGAGGCCGCGCCAGTGGTCGCCCGGCAGCATCGCCAGCGTCTCGCTGTAGGCTGCCTGGCACGCCTCGACCATCGCCGAGCGCTCGTTGTAGGGCTCGGGGTTGTAGCCGCTCTGCCAGAAATTGACATAGCGGCCCCAGCTCGCGGCAATGACGCCCTCGCCGGTCGGCCACGGTCCCGGCCGAACCCTGCCCTCGGCTGCCGGGCCTCGCCAGGACAGCAGCCGGGAGAGCAGCGGCATCAGCGAGTGGTCTGCTCGCCGGAGGCTGTGCGCTGCTGATCGCGTGTCTGCCGCTCACGCTCACGGCGCTGCGCCTCGGTTTCGCCGGCAGGCGGAGGCGTTGCCGCCTTCGGCTCGGCGGCCTCGTCAGGTGCAGGGTTGAGCGCCCGCTCCTTGATCTCATCCGCCTCTTCCTGGCTCGGTGCCGGCGGTTCCGGTTCCGCGGCGAGACGCTCGGCAATCTGCCTGTCCGCCTCGTCGCGCTCGCGCCCGGCCGGCTGCTCGCCCTGGCGCGGTGCGGTGCGTGCCGGTTCTCTGGTGGTTTCCATTATCGACCTCTTTGTGCTTCAGGTTATTGCTACGCGGGTGCCCAATTCACGCCGGTCAAATATTGAACCATTCCCGTGCGGCGCATTGCCCACGTGACGTTTAAAAGCATTCTTATTGCTATCTGCGCTGTCTGGTACATCGATTGTGTTGGCGCGGCCACGGTCGCTGGCGCACCGGCGACGCCGATGTTCAACGGTGCGGTGTCCTCTAAATGCAGAGTCGCCTGCTCACTGATGTCGAACTCGGGCGCCCCGTTCACGCTTACGAAGTCGGCCGCGTCGACCATGATCACCGTGCCGGCGGTGACCGTCGTGCTCTCGATGATCGTGAACCGGTTTGTGAATGCCGTGCTCCACCCGAACGTCCCGTCCGGCCCGGGCGCGAAGCCGAGCTGCATGCGCTGCTGCGGGTTCATGATCAGCGCGAGGCTGCGACCGGCGTTGACGTTGAAGAACGGCGCCGTGAGCAAGGCCAGGTCGGCCAGGACCGCGGCATAACCCTTCGCCGTGCTGGCCGTTCCGGCGGAGCTGATGCCGAAGCGCAGCCCGGCCGGGCGCGTCGCACTCTCGGCCGTAGCGTCGAGCAGCAACGTGTCGATCGTGATGCTGGTATCATCCTCGATGCCCTGGCGGATGATGCTCTCGATCGCCGGGTTGCTGTAGGCCGCCATCTCGCGCGAGTAGACGCTGATGACACCCATCTTGTGCGGGATCAGGGTGATGCTCGTTACCCCGAGGCGCCGCACCGGGATGGGAGTAGCCTCGGCTACGAACGATCCGGTAATGCTTGGAGTTGTTGCCCTCGACGGGATTTTGATCGTTCCCTGGTTGGGGCCGAAAGTCAGGCTGGTCCCGAGAGCGGCAAGCTGCGAGAACACCGGTGAAGGGGTCAGGTTGGCGAGCCACTCGGCATTGCCCTGCTGCACCAGGTCGCCGGCCCACGCCGGCACTGATGTCAGCGCACCGCTCACCGCCGCGTGCGTCACCCACCTGGTCGCCTCGGCATCGCTGTAGCGCTCGACCGCATAGCGCTCGCGCAGCACGTCGTCGACGCTCTGGTGGCGGACTTTTGCGATGTAGCCGGCCGCCGCAGCGCGCCACAGATAGTCGCTCTTGGCAGTAGCCGGTACGCTCACTCCGAGCGGCCGGCGCGCCGCCGGCGTCTGGGCCTGCGGGTCGCGCGGCTCATTGAGAGCCCGCACCGCAAGGCTTTTCTCGGTGCGTTGCTTGGAGGCGAGATCCTTTTCGAGATACTCGATCTCACCGTTGAGGCGGTCGGCCTCCTCAGCGTCGTGATCGGGTTCGGATGTGTGCTCCAGCAGCGCATCGCGCGCCGCATTGAGCCTGGTTTGTACGTCTTCAACCTGCTGTGAGATGTTCATGGACTTGACCCTCGTTCCTTGAGGGTGGGCTGCGGCGTGCTTGCCGGGTGAGATGGTTCTCGGCTCAGTAACGGCGTGCTTGCCGAAGACGAGTTCCATCACTTCGTCGCTGACGTGCAGCGAACGTGCCTTGGACAATGCCCCGGAATTTGCGGGTACACTGACCAGAGAAACCTCCAACAGTTCCTGTTGGATGAAACGCCGGCCGCGATGCGGCCTGTCGGGATCGAGCGGTTCCGATTTGAGATAGCGGAACCCGACGCTCGCCGCGCGCAATATGTCCTGCTCTATCAGCAGGCGCACCTCATCGCCGAGTTGCGATGTGCCGGGCGCCACGGGTTGAAATTCGCCGACGAGCGCCTTGTTCTCGACCCGGACGTTCGCCCAGTTTCCGACAATCCGGTCGCGGTCATGGTTGAACAGCGCGATAGGGTTCGCTCTGAACCCATCCAACTGCCAACCGGCGCTGTCGACCACGTCGCCATGCCGGTTGATCCGCTCGTCGCTGAGCACAAACGTCATGCTGCCCGGTGCCTTGCCGGCGCCGGGCGCGGTCGAAACATTGTTTCGACTTGAGGTCATTACGGACATAGGTGAACTCCACCGGCCCGAGGGATTCCCGGGGGCGTTGCGCAGGCTCTGAGGCGGTACGGCTATCCGGCTGCGGGGATGGCTGCCGGCACATCAGGCGCCGCGGCATCGCGTCTATCGGGCGGCCTGCCCTGGCAGCCGCCGCGGCGGCACGACAGGTTCCCGCATTCGTCGGAACGGCCGGGACCGGGACACAGCGGCCCCGATGGCCTCATGCGACCATCGACGCAACGTCGAGTTCGACCTCGGCATCCGCCGCCGCAGCGCCTCGGGCCATCGCGAGCGCCACCATGCCGTCGATCCTGCCGGCCGAGCGCATCTTGTCGAGCTTGCGGTTGCCCGCCGGGTCGGTCCTGACGACGGCGTTGCCGGCGCACATCTTGAGGACTTCGTGATTGCCGTGCGCGAGCGAGGCGTTGAGCAGGTCGCTCTCCAGCGCACGCAGGGCCGGGCTCATCGACTGCATGCCCTGGCCCCACTCGACGAAGTGCTCCGAGAGCATCCATTCGTCAAAACCGGCTTTGAGGAGCCACGGGCGCAGATGCGGCCAGCCCCATCTGTCAAAAGCGATTTTACGCACGTCGTATTTGTCGAACACGCCGCGCAGGTACTCGGCGATGTACTCGTACTCGACCGAACTGCCCGGCGCGGCCTGCAGCAGGCCTTGTCTGTGCCACAGATCGTAGGGCACGCGGTCGGCACGGCTGCGCTCGGCGAGGCTCTCGCCCGGCAGCCAGAATGTCGGGTGTACCTGCCAGCAGTTGTCGACCTCGCCGATCAGGACCAGAGCCGTGAGGTCGGCGACGGCCGACAGGTCGAGCCCGCCCCACACCGGCACGCCGTCCAACGGCATCGCCTCGGTGCCGCAGGCCGCCCACACGCTTTTGGATACGAACGGTGTGTCGGCCTCGACGCGTTGGTTCAGGTAAAGCCACCTGAAGGTCGATTCCGCTGTCGGCATGCGAGAGGCGCGCTCGGCGGCCTCCTCCACGTCGGACAGCGAGCGGAACACGCCCAGCGCCGGGTTGGCGGCCTTCCACGCCTCGCGGTCCAGGAGATCGCAATCATCCGGTGCCGAATAGACATGGCTGACGATGTGCGGGTCGTTCGACCTGGCTGCGTCGTCGAGCCAGCGTGAGAACAGGTCGTTTGCGGTCGGCGCCTGCGTCGATATCGCGATCAGCAGCGACTTGCCCTCATAGGCTCCCTGCGCAGTCTCCAGCGCCTCGAAAAACGCGTCGTATGGCCCGCGGACCTGGCCGACCTCGTCGAGGATCACGACGATCGGGCTACCGCCGTGCGCGCCTTTTGCGTCTGCGCTGCTCGCCTGGTATTCGACGTTCATCGGCAGACCGAGCAACATCTTCTGGCTCGGCGTCAGCTTGACGATGCCGCGCAGCTCCGGCGACATCATCACCATCTTGGCCGCGTAGTTGTAGACCTCGGCTGCCTGTTTGCGCGTCCGCGCACCCGACACGATGCGGCTGTTGCGATACGCCTCCGGCCCGACGACGTGGGCCAGCAGCATCATCGCTATCGTGGCTGTCTTGGAGTTTTTCCGAGCTACGGACAGGTAGGCACGAGAGGTGCCGTGTGGATTGTCATATACTTCCAGAATGAAGCGCTTCTGAAAGTCCAACAGGCGAACCGGTTGCCCCAGCAGCACGCCCTCCGGCACCCGGCAGTATCGCTCTATGAACCTGCAGACCTTCTCGCCTCGGGTCATGCGTCAGTGCGGCCGGGCAATCAACCCGTCGCCGTCGTCCGCATTGCGGGCATTGGACTCCAGTTGCTTTGCCACCGATCGGCGTTTCGCCACGTCCCGCGGCATCCCATCCCGCGCCAGCGCATGCAATGACAGCGACCGGCGCAGGCCCAGAATCGAGGTTGTGTGGAGCGACACGATCTGCTTGCGCGGATTGACGAGCGGACCCTTCTCGCCCGCCACTACCCCGCCCTCCTGCCGCAGCAGATGCTGTTCGCTCACCAGATCAGCCATCGTGCGCGCCAGCAGCGCCGCAAGCTCAAGCTGATGCACGGTCCACTCGGCTCGGGCGAACTCGGCGATGATGCCTTCGAAGAAGGCGATATCCTGCGCATCCAATGGCACCGTCGACGGAGGTACGATCTTACGGTTGGCCCCCGAGACAAAGCGGACCTGCTCCTCGGTGCTCCCGATCGGCGGCTTCTTTGCTTTCATCGCTTACCCAACCAGTGTTTCGCCATCAATCCTGTGTCTTCTCACCTTGCGCGTCGGATTCTGATGCAGATGCGCTTTTCCAGTGAACTGTTCAGTGGCACAACCTGGACGTGTCTACCCTGACCGAGTGTTGTTACATCGGGGGGGCGATCCAGGAACATACCAAGCCAGCGTACTCC